TCCCGCATATTTTGCGTGACGGGTCTTGATGCCGATCTGCATGAGATTGACGCCGCGACGGGCGCATTCCTTCTTCCATGCATCGAATAAAAGTGTGCCGCCATGCAGACCTCTAAGATCGGGCGTCACGTAGAAAATGTCCGTCGTACAGGTGAGGCAGCCCTGATAATGCATGCCCGGCGCGACAAACGAGACGAGATAGCCGATTAGCGCGCCACGCTCCCTGAGCGTCACATAGATGACCTGTCCGACCGCCGCTCGTGCGAGATAAAGATCAAACTGAGGATCAAGCGGAATCCCCGCCTCCTTATGTTCTGATAGCTCGTCATAGTGCGACGGCAGGAGCGGCTTCGCCTCGTTTAGCGTCTCGGCATCCAACTCTTCGGTCTGGGCTGTAATCATTACTCGCACCTCAGATCGACAATGCAGACGATCCTGTCGTCCGAACTGTTGTTCACAACCGAATGCTCAATCCGGTTATTGATGTGCCAGACATCGCCCGAACGGAAATTGACGCTCTCGTCACCGATGTGAAAAACCGCACCGGGAAAACTCTGTATGGCGATCATGTACCGGTCATAGTAGGTAGCGGGTGCTCCACCATCGACATGCGGCGTGATCGTCTTGCCTGGAGGCAATTTCGTGATGATCACACGGCCGAGACGCACCGCCTCAACCGTTCGCATCAGGTCGAAAACAATCGGCCGGAGTTGTGGGAGTTTTCCCCATGCAGGGAACGCCTCGCACTCCTTGTCGTCGGTTACCGTAGTCGGATCTCCCGTGCGCTCAAATTCGGAGTAGTCGTTGAAACGGATAAGTATGTCGCTCACGTCCGCATGGGCCGTGCCCGGGTGCTGCGTCCTGATCGGATGCTGATCCCACAATTCCGGCTGGCGCTGCAAAGCATTCAGAACCGGCGTGACATTCAGGCCGGCGGCAAGCTGCTGAAAATACTTCATAAGGCTCCTAGCCAGGAACGAATGAAAGGGTCGGGGCGACCGAATAGGCCACCGTCACGATGTCCCCGTTCATCACAGGAACAGTTGATCCGGAAACCGGGATCGTTGTGTTTGCACGCGTCAGCGTGACATTGCTGACTGTTCCACCAGAAATCGTCACAGATCCCCGTGCTGCCGCCGTATAGGCGAAGGGCGAAGCTGTTAGCGAAATGGGCAGGATCGGCAGAGGAGACCCAACGAGATTGTTGAAGAACCGCAGCCAGACCGGCGTTACGAGAATACCACCCTGCCCTATCGGCTCGGCCGAGGATGGAACGATCGGCGAGCCGTTCTGGGCCTTACCGACCGTCACGACGCCGACTTCCTGATTTCAACCCAAGCCCCATTAAGAGCCGTGCGAACGTCAGCCGACCACGAAAGCTCAAACACCCGGTCGCGCGCCATGCCCAGTTTCCTCCACTGTGGAGAAACCAAATATTGGCCCGTCGCACCCATCGAGCGCAGCACCGGGTTGCCATAGGTGGCGCCACGATCGTTGCTCCAGCGCAGTGAAATCAGCGGCGGATCATCTGGCGTCGTCCCGGTTGACTGGCCAACCTCCATATCCGCCACGAACCGGATGTATTCGACGCGATTGCTGTCTTCCCCGACCAAATGCGGGAATGTCCTGATCCTCGGGATGGCCGTCGTGCCGTCGAAATAGTAATCCTGATCGAAGACGTAGAGCGCGCCGTTCTGGAAATCGCCCACGTGCCCTCTGCCGTACGCAAAGGCGAAAGCGTTCCCGCGATGACGGTTGAGAATGCCATTCCCATCCAGCGAGCCGCGTTCGTGCCACTGTTTCGTGGAGAGTTCGTAGGCCCATGTCTTATTAGCGGTCGGAAATGTCAGGATGTAGAAAGCGTGTCCGTCGATCTGGTGGCAATAACCGATCGCATCGTCAATCTTGGAATAGGATTGAAAATCCTGCTCGATTGCATGGGTAGAGACGCGCTCGACGGCATAGCCGGAACTCATCGCCACGATTGCATTGCCCTGCCGGTCCTGCGTCAGCCAGAACAGCGAAACATCCTGCTGGGAAAGTGAGTACGGCGCGACACAGCCATGATTGATAAAGGCGCCCTGGATGCGCCCGAAAGTGAAATCCGCTGCCCCGGTGTTGGTCCAGATTTCCGAGGTCAACTCGCCGATCAGCCAGAGTTCGCCATGGATGGTCGAAAGACACTGAATATTGTCAGCTGAGCCTGTCTTGCTGGCGATGTCGAGTGGATCGAACGCATACCCGTGTACGAAATCCACCGTGTACACAAACCCGCCGGTGACCAACGATACGACCCACGTGAAACCAGAGCCCGTGCCGCCGATAGATGCAGCCGTGGCCGAGAGACTGTCGTTAACAGTGTACCCAGACCCAACCGTGGTGATTGTGACCGTTGTTACCACACCGCCAGCAACGACAATGGTTGCCTTGGCACCCGTACCAGTCCCACCAGTCAGGGTGACACCAGTGTAGGTGCCGTTGGTATACGCAGACCCCGCCGCGCCTATCGCTCCCCCCTGGATCGAGCCGGGGGTTCCGGGCGTCGTGGAAGTCAGGGTGAGCGTGTCGTTATTGGCGTATCCTGAGCCGGCGCTGTTGATCGTCGCTACGGTAATGACACCGCCGGCTACGGTCAGGTCTGCCGTGGCTCCCGTCCCCGTCCCGCCAGCAAGGGGAACATTCGTATAGGTGCCGTTGGTATACCCCGCGCCACCTGAGACGATCGAGCCCTGATAAATCGCCCCGACAGTGCCCGTCAGCATGGCGAAGGTCACCAGCGAGAGCGAGATATAGAACTGAGAGGTCCCGGGGCGGTTCAGGATGAAATAGGTATCGAGATATTCGACGCTCGTGCCGCCGAAGAATGACGGGTCCGTGATCGTGCCGAAGGCCCGCGTTGCCATATCAATGGCGTACCCGGTCGCTGTACCGTCCACGAGGATGATGCAAAGACCGTTGTCAGCGCAGCAGACAGTGTTGGTGCCAAAGGTGATACTGCCCAAGAGAGTCCAGTTGTAATCGGCTGAGACGAAATAGACCGACGAGTTGATGACAGCGTACAGATCGCCATTAGAGGCCCGGTAAAGGGCACGATATCGCCCCACGATCGGCGCCTGCGATACCGGGTTGAGGCCAGGAGTGGGATAGTGCGTAACGGGGACGGGTGGCGAGCCTTCAGGCGGGTTGATTTCACTGTACAAATTTATACAGCGTTGCGCGCCTGCGATCAGGTTCCGGGACTGATATGCGCCACCAAGAAGAGGGATGCGCATTAGGCGAAGTTCCGGTACCCGTATTCGCCATGCAAACGATGCGAGGCGGTATCGTAGGCTCTGGCTGCGTCCTCTTCGAGCTCAAAATAGCCAAGGTAGGTGCGCTTTCCGTACACATTGATGTATGCCATCCATCGATTGACGCGCTTATTGAGACATACACCCTTGAACCGAGAAAGATTTCCCGATCGAGGCAACACATTGCATTGATTTTGCTGGCGCGTTACTACCCGCAGGTTCACCTTTCGATTGTCTAGCGTGTTATGGTTGATGTGATCAACAACCATTCCCTTTGGGGCACCCGTTATAACGCGATGCATGAGAAGTCTTCTCTGATTGTGATCCCGAGCCTCCGCATAAGGGCCGCCCGGGCGGGTGTTGGCATGCCAGCTATTGGCTGCCGCCATCACTCGTGCGAAATCCTCCTCATCGATTGTCGCGAAATAACCTTTAGTTAGAGGGATGAGCACAGACTTTCCCATGATCAGTAGCTTGAGTCTGAAAACACATTGTAGGTGCCGCCGCCGCGTACGAGGTCACCAGGCATCTGAAGCAGTGGGATCTGCGCGTTGGTGTTCTTGATCGTGTTGAGCGCCACCTTTGCCAAGGCAATCAGCCCAGCATCAGGACCGAGCTGATAGGCCACACGAAGTCGAACCGCCAGATTGAGCCGGATGCACTCCTCATATTCAGGGGGAAGAACGAATGCCGTGTCGAGCGTCGGGAAGCTCTGAAGTGCTGGTTTGACCGACAGGTGCATCTCATAGGTGCTATTGGGCAGCGGCCAGATGAAGATGTTTCCAAGTGGGAAATCGGAATCGTAGAAAATGTAGGCCGGAACCGAGGCCATCGTCTTCAGCACGATCTGGTTGTAATCTTCTCGGGATTGGAGGATTGCTAGGGGATAATCGACATTGTTGCCAGGCAAGCCGGCAAGCTGGCGAAAATAACCTGCCTCAATCCGGTCGGGGCGATTGACGCTAATATCACCGCCTGGGCCGATGCTGTAGGAAAGCGCACCTGTGCCCGTGAAAACAATATCGATCAGATGGTAGACGAGCCAGCGACGACGCGACCACTGCGCGATCATCGCATTGAGACGAGACAGGGCCTTGTTCGTATCCTCAGCCAAAGGCGTCTGGCCAACACCGATAATGCCGGCGTCGTCCATGGCTCCGGTGATGAGGTCCAGCGCTGTGGTCATGGATTTTTCCGAGGTCTGCCTGGGCCGCGCCTGACGATTTCTTCGGGCGTCTCGGCATCGCCCGCTTCGGGCGCCACTTCCCATTGAGCCACAAGAGCAGCGCGTTCCTCGTCGTTCTCGACAATGAACATCTGCCCTTCAGGCGAATAGACCGCCAAGGGATACATCTGGAATGTCATTTGGCTTCCGGGATTTCGATTGAGAAGATGGGCGGGGATTTGCGCGCCTCAATGATCGGCGCGGGATTGGCGGGATAGCGGACATCGGTCTGAGCATTACCCCATTCGGGGCCTAGCTCTGCCTCTTCCTCAGCACTCAGGACGAGCCGCTGTTGTCCGGTCAGACTGTGATAGCGAAGGAGGGGATAGCGCATGTGGAAAAGGGGCGACCCGAAAGCCGCCCCGTTCCGTCATCAGATCTTGTCTGCAACCACGACGAGCCATTCGGGACGGACGTACAACCAGCCGTAGATCACATCGAGGCGTGTCGCGAGCTGGTCTGTTCCGATCACGTAGTCGGTGATCATGCGCATCGAGATGCCGTCGTAGTTGCGACGGGCGGCCTCGTGGACGCCCTTCGGCAGCACCAGATCGGCGGTAGCCAGCGTGACGGCCTCGGGAGCGTATGCAAGGTTCTTGCGATACGTTTCCGAGGCCTTGCTGGCAAGACGCACGACGGCCGAGTTGGCCGGGGAAGCCGTGACCGTCTGGTACTGCACCGTCTGGCCGGCATTCGGGGGAACGATGGCCGGGTAGATCGGGATCGAGGTCGCGCCCGATGCCACATTCGCCGTGACGACGAACTGGCGGAGTTTGCCGGTGGTCTTCTTGAACACGTAGTTGACGCCATACACACCGTCGATGGTGATGATGTCGCCCTTGTTCAGCGTGCCGGTGATCGCCGCAACGGTGATCGTGGAGCCGGTCTGTCCGGCGCTGCTGATGGTGCCCGACGCAGAGTCATAGGAGCCGGTCGTGTGCTTGATGACCGTCTGATCCATGAAGAAGTCAAACCCGAGGGCATTCTTCATCTGGCCAGAACGATACTGCTCCGAGATCGCCTGCGAGGGATTGAACAGGCCGGAGAGGGTCGCAACGACGTTGGCTTCCGTCCACGGATCTTCGACCAGCTTGCGGCCGGGCTGCATCGGGGCCGAGTTGTCATTGAGCGACGCCTGGGCCTGGAGGATCGTTGCAGTGTTCGGCGAGATGACGTTGTTCGAGCCATCCACGTTCGAGACGTAGTTGCACACGCCGCCATCAGCGCCGCTCATGATGTCCGCCGCGATGTCGCCAGCGAGGTTGTTCATCATGGGCATGAGAACGCGGGTGGAGTAGTCGTCGATCTTCAGGGCGCGCTCTGCGGTCGAGAAGGCAACGTCCACACCAGACTGCGTCTGGAGCTTCAGCGAAGTGAACTTTTCCGAAGTGTCCTGAGCGGACAGCGCGGCGCCGTGACGGACGGTGAAGTCGTTCGGCAGACGGATACGCAGGGAGTCGCCGATCTTCGCGCCGTCGATGGCGAAGTTATCGTCATCACAT